GCAATACATTCTATTACCGCCCACGACTGATAAAGAAAATAGGCATGGAGCGATTTGAATTTATAGAGAACTACAACGAGATACACCGCTACACCGTAGATGAGTGTAAAGAATTGATCGCAAAGTTTAAATTAATGATTAAAGAAGCAAAAAAAGAACAAGAAAGGTTAGCAGCGTAATGCCTAAAGATCACAATTATCAACGATACAGCGACATTTTATGTTTTATAAGTACACCAAAGACCAGCAAAGAGATTGCTACTCACTTTGGATGGCACGATAGAAATACCAGATCTCATTTAGGGCGGTTGATTGAAAGCGGATTGGCAATCATTGTTAAAGATGGCACAAAACCTATGCAATATCAGGCATTGGCAGACCACGTATCTAAAGGTGGAATCGTTAAGCAAGTAAGCGAGAAAACGCGCAATCGCGTGATATTGAAAAAAACAGTAGTAGATGAACTTAAGTGGTCGCCAAACATGATTGTTCAGCCAAATAAGAACAAGCGGCTTATTAAACTTCACGAGCAGACGGACGCGCTTCGCAGACAGGAGCACAAGGCGCCAAAAGTTTACATTGGATCAACCATGGGGATGTTTTAGATGAACAAACAGCTAGAAGCCATTTTCAACAATAAAACATCAAGCTGGACTGATTCAGAAGTCATCATCGTGAACGGCATTAAGTGCTGCTACACCGTGATTAAGAATCAAGGCTACTTAGTACATCTGCCTGGTGGTGCAAAAAAGTTTGCGCATGAAATGGTTTTTAGTGGTGACGAGGTAATTTTGCCTGATAGGTTAAGGGGTGAATAGCATGAAAAATTCAAGATATGGTGAATCACATCACAAGCACAAATTAACTTCAAATCAGGTGGATATGCTTAGGCATCTGCATGAAGTGTTTCAGTGGGGTTACAAGCGCCTATCAAAGCTTGCTAAAGTGAGCATCAGAACGGTACGTGATATATTAAGTTATCGCACTTGGTGCAATTGAAAAGAGGACAAAATGAAATATCCATTAAAAATAGTGTTTCAAGAAATGAGTTATTTTGAAATAGAAGATAATGAAGGGAATGTTGTTGCTGATGATGGATCTGCAAACGGTGAATACAGTGCTTCCATGAGCATTGAAACAGCAGAGAGAATGATACTTTGTATGAATGCTTGCAAGAACATACCATCAAAATCGCTTCAATATGTCGTTGATAGTGGCATGACTGATATTTACAAAGAAAAAATAGAAGATTACAAAAAATCAGGTGAGGTAATTACTTACATGGGTACGCCAATACAAGATTTAACGCAAGAAGGTTTGCTGGCTGCAGTAATTGAATTAAATGCTATGTTAAAAAATCGTAGTTTCATATGATGGGTGCGCTAATGATTAATTGGATGGGGTAGGGTGTAATTATTATGAATACTACTGCAATAGACTTCAGTAAAGAAAGCCCTGCATATCAGATAGTAGGTAGCGCAACTGTCAGGCACTATCTTTTAGGTTTGGTATGCATCACTTCATATAGCAATGCGCAAATAGATATGAAGTGGCTTAGAGTGCAGCGAGAGGTTAAAGATCGTAACTTTTACTTTCAATACACATTGCCATTTGCATTTATCAGCGGTGAAACATTACATACGGTTATGTTAGTGCTTAGGAAACGTAAAACACATGGCTAAGTTAAGACCTAATCATAAAATATTTGCAGATGAATGGTTAATAGACCGCAACGGTAAACGTGCGGCTATTGCTGCTGGATTTTCTCACAAGACTGCTGAGCAACAAGCCTCTAGGTTGTTAACAAGTGTTAAGGTAAAGGCATATATTGATGAGCGCTTAATAGACGCTCAAAAGCGTAGAGAAGAAACGCTAGATGATATTCTTAATGAGCTTGATGAGAATAGAAAGGCTGCTTTATCCGCTGAAACTGTGCAAGCTGGTGCGGCTAATCAAGCAACAATGTCAAAGGCTAAGTTGCTTGGTTTTGTTACTGAGAAAGTTGAGCTAACAGGTGAGTTGAGCTTAGCTTCAGAGATAACGAAAGCGAGAGCGCGTGTTCAGTAGGGCTGATATTGATTTAGCGCGTGAGATAGGAAAGTATTATGACGATGCATTAGGCTACGTTATCTTTGCATTTCCGTGGGATAGTAACCCTGCATTGCAATTGGTTGAGCTTGAAGAACCATACAAATCGAGATTCAAGTGTAAATACGGCCCGGATGTATGGGCGTGTGAGTTTCTTGATAACATCAGCAAACAAGTCAAAGCGCACGGATTTGATGGCGTGAATGCCGTTGATGCGATTCGTGAGGCGGTAAGCTCAGGTCATGGCATTGGAAAATCTGCAATGACTGGTTGGTTAGTATCGTGGATTATGTCAACCAGACCTTATGCACAAGGCACGGTCACTGCAAACACTGGCGCTCAGCTTGAAACTAAAACATGGGCGCAGATTCAAAAGTGGGTAAAGCTATCAATTACTGCTCACTGGTTTGAAATCAACACCACTAAGCTTTATCACAAAGAAGCGCCTGAATCATGGTTTTGCTCTGCGCAAACCTGCCGTGAAGAAAATTCAGAATCATTTGCTGGACAGCACGCGGCTAACTCTACCTCGTTTTATATCTTCGATGAAGCATCTGCTGTGCCTGATGTAATTTGGGAAGTGGCAGAAGGTGGTCTAACCGATGGTGAGCCTATGGTGTTTGCTTTCGGCAATCCAACACGTAACAGCGGTAAGTTTCATAGCTGCTTTAATGGACAGCGTAACCGATGGAATACAAGGCAGGTTGATTCTCGCACAGTTAAATTGACCAACAAGAAGCTGATTGCTGAATGGGTAGAAGATTATGGCGAGAATAGCGACTTTGTTAAAGTCCGTGTGCGCGGCATGTTCCCTTCACTATCACTCAAGCAATTCATTTCAACTAATGATGTTGATAATGCCTTTGATAAGCATCTGCGCAAAGACCAATATGATTTTGCACCACGCATTATTACGTGCGATCCTGCTTGGGAAGGTGACGATGAGCTTGTGATTGCCATGCGCCAAGGATTAAAGTTTGAAATACTTAAGACTATGCCTAAGAATGATAATGATATTTATGTGGCTAATATCATTGCGCAGCTAGAAGATCAATATCAAGCGGATGCAGTGTTCATTGATGGTGGTTACGGTACTGGCATCATCTCAGCAGGGCGCACAATGGGCAGGGATTGGCAGATTGTTTGGTTTAGTGGTGCATCAAGCGATGCAGGATGCTTGAATAAGCGTGCTGAAATGTGGAAGCTAACGCGAGATTGGTTGAAAGAAGGTGGCACATTGCCAAAAGACCAACAGTTATACCGTGAATTGATTGGTCCAGAAACCGTGCCGCGCCTCGATGGTAAAATTCAGATTGAATCAAAGAAAGATATGAAGAAGCGTGGACAGCCATCACCAAACAAAGCAGATGCATTGTGCTTAAGCTTTGCTATGCCAGTCGTTAAAAAACCACGTAGCGCGATAGAGAAGTTTGCGCATGGTGCAGTCAATAACAACAACCGAGAGTACGACCCACTCGCCAACTATTAGGGTGCGTTTGCATTTCTAATCAAGTCATAAAATCCATACATAACATCAAAGGAGTTTTGTATGTGTGGATTAGGAAAAAGCCCAAAGATACCGCCACCAGCGGCAGTAGTGCCACCACCTCAAGCAGAGAAAGCACCAGAGCAGGAAACGTTTAAACGTAAGAATGTAGCCAACTCTAAAACAGCAGGTGGCGCAGGTAACTCAGGCACTATTTTAACTGGCTCAGGCGGTGAAATGGTGCCACAAGGCCAACTAGGTTCTAGCACGTTACTTGGCGGCTAATCATGGCTTATAAGTGGGATAAGGATGGGATTATCACTCTTGATGCTTTGCCAGGTGGCGCAAAGGTTGACGTTAACCAATATCAAGGGTTAATGGGGCAGTTTCAAGAAAACCAAAAGCAACGCATGAGCAACTACATGTACTCATCAGCGGCACCTGATGTGCGCCTATCCGATTCAATCAGCAAGTTCGTTTATAAAAATGGCAAGGTTCAAGGCTTTATCCCAGAAATAGAACGCAAGAAAGTTGGCTATTCCAACGAGTATGAAGATGTTGTTGCTAGGGATGGCGGCGTTGTAAATCAGCCAGGTGCTGAGCGAGGTTATTACATCGATGTTGGTGGCTTTGTGTTTGATGAAGCCAGCAAGTCTGGTGATGTAGTTGATGGCTCAGAGGTTGTTTTCAGTATGGATCAAGGCTCACCACTAGCAGAGTTTCGTAATGGTTCACGAACAGAAGGCTATATGCGCCTAGCCACACAACAAGCAAAAACAGCAGACAGCCTAAGACTAGGCAATCAATCTGGCACAGCTTCAGCAAGTATTCGCCAAAATGCACAAAGAAGGACATTGCTATAATGGAAGAAAATAAAAGAGAGCGATACCTCAAGCGCAAGCAGGCTTTGTGGAATGAGCGAAGCAGTTACTTAACCCATTGGCGCGAGATTAGCGATCACATCATGCCTCGCACTGGCCGATTCTTTGAATCAGACCGTAACAATGGTAAGAAGAAACACAACAACATCATCAACTCAAAAGCGACACGTGCATTAAACACGTTAGCTTCAGGCATGATGGCAGGCATGACTTCACCAGCTAGGCCGTGGTTTAGATTGGCCACGCCTGATACTGACTTAATGGAGTTTGAACCTGTTCGCACTTGGCTTGATAAGACTTCAAAAATCATGCGTGAGATATTCGCACGTTCAAATACCTATAACTCATTGCATCAAATGTACCTTGAGCTTGGCGCTTACGGTACGGCCTTTAGCTTTGTTGCCCCTAACTTTGATGATGTATTGCGCCATTTCCCGATGACGGTAGGCGAGTATGCATTGGCGATTGATTCAAACCAGCAAGTGAAAACGGTTTATCGTGAGCTGCCGATGACTGTTAGCCAAGTGATTCAGGAATTTGGCAAAGAGAATGTCAGTGCCAGTGTGATTAATAAATATGATGCAGGCAATTTAGATCAATGGTTGACGGTCATTCATGTGGTTGAACCACGCTATGATCGTGAGTACGGCAAAAAAGATGCAAAGAACAAAGCATTCAAGTCTATCTATTTTGAAGCAGCGGCAGATGGAGGCAAGGTGCTGCGTGAATCAGGATTTGATGAATTCCCAGGCTTAGCACCACGCTGGATGGTATTGCAAGGTGATGTGTATGGCAGTTCACCAGGCATGGAAGCGTTAGGCGATGTGAAGTCATTACAGCATAAAGAGCTTCGTAATGCGCAATGCATTGACTATCAAACAAAACCACCGATTCAAGTGCCTATCAACATGAAGGGGCAAGAGGTGAATAGCTTGCCTGGCGGTGTTGCTTACTACGACAGCAGTACTCAGAACAGTGGTATTAAAACTCAGTTTGAAGTCAATCTAAATCAGCAATATTTGATGATGGACATAGACCGTACTGAGCGCAGAATAGATCAAGCGTTCTATGCAGACTTATTCATGATGCTTGCCAATGACAATCGTTCAGGGATTACCGCAACCGAAGTAGCAGAGCGCCATGAAGAGAAGATGCTAATGCTTGGGCCGGTATTAGAGCGTTTGCATAATGAAATGCTTAATCCACTCATTGATATAACGTTTGCCAGAATGGTACAAGCAGGCATATTGCCACCTGCGCCACCAGAGCTATCAGGCCAAAACTTGCAAGTTGACTTTGTTTCTACATTGGCACAGGCTCAGCAATTAGTCGGCTTAGGTTCGCTTGACCGCTACGCAATGACAATAGGCTCAATTGCGCAAATGAAACCAGATGTGCTTGATAAGTTTGATGCTGACCAGTTTGCCGATGTGTATGCACAGCGATTAGGTGTTGATCCAAGCGTATTGGTTGCCGATGATAAGGTGGCAATCATTCGCAAGAGCAGGCAAGAGCAAATGGCGCAACAGCAACAAATGGCAATGATGCAACCGATGGCTGATGCTGCCGCAAAGATTGGAAGCATTGAAACTGAAGCAGGTAACAGCAACGCTTTAGCAGATGTCATGCAAGGCCTTACTGGCTATACAACATAACTAGGAGTAATAAAATGTCTTTATCAACTAATTTAACAGCGACAGGTGACATTTCTACTGTTCACTCTGATCTGATTGGGTTTTATGTGAATAGCACAACATCAGGCACGATTGTTTTAAAAAGTGGCGGTGCAAGTGGCACAGCACTAGGTGGCACAATCACGCCAGCAGTAGGCTTTCATCAATTTCCTGCCAATGGTGTTAATGGTTTGCATGCCACTATCGGCGGCACATTAAACGTTACATTCTTTTATCGAAAACTCGTCTAGTACAAGTTAGATTAAATCAAGCTCACTTCGGTGGGCTTTTTTTACGTCTATAGGGGTGCGTTTACCTTTTTTTATTGGCTTTATTCTTTAGTCATGAGCAAGCAAGACTACGACCCATTAAGCGCTGACATATCCACTGATACCAGCAAAGAGCAAAAGAACAAGCGTGCAAAAGAGCTTGAAGATTTGCGTTTTGTATTGAGCGATCAGAGAGGTCGCAGAGTGATTAACAGGCTGCTTGCTAAAACAGGCGTATATCGCAACCCATTCACTGGCAACAGTGAAACGTATTTTCGGTGCGGTGAAATGAATGTTGGGCAATACGTGATTGCAGAAGTGCAAGCGGTATCACCTGACAGCTACGCTAATTTACTAAAGGAGTTTAAAGAAGATGGCAACTGAAGATACAGCAACAGCTCAGGGTGACACCAACGCTGAAGCTAGTGCAGACGCTACAACCTTGCAGGCCACAGAAGCACAAGCCGAAACATCCACTGCAACTACCGACACGCAGGAAGATGGTTCAAAGAGTGAAGATTCAACGGCTGAGAACCAGCCAAATGATGTTGATTACGACTTCACTTTACCTGAGGGCTTTACCGCAAATGAGGAACTGGCTGGTGAATTAAAGGCACTTGCGAAAGAGAACGGTTTAAGCAAAGACGCTGCGCAGAAATTCGCTGATTTGGGCGTGAAGATGCAACAGCAACAAGCAGACCAATGGCAGACGCAAGTAGATCAATGGGCAGAGGATGTGAAAGCAGATAAAGAGTTAGGCGGTGAAAAGTTTGATGAAAACATTGCACTGGCTAAACAGGCGCTTGACAAGTTTGGCGGTCAAGACTTGAAAGATTTACTGCAATCAACAGGCTTTGGAAACCACCCTGCGATCGTGAAAGCTTTTTACAACATTGGTAAGTCGGTAAGTAATGACGCGCTTGTGATTAGCAATGGTACTGCAAAAGATACCAAATCTACCGCAAGCATTATGTTCCCAAATATGAATTAAAGAGAGGTAATAATCATGGCTGCATTAAGCACAATTCACCCTACGCTTCTTGATGTTGCAAAGCGTCTTGATCCTGATGACAAAATTGCAAAAATCGTAGAAATTTTAAACGAACAAAACCCTATCATTGAAGATATGGTTTGGCTAGAAGGCAACTTGGCTACTGGTCATCGCACCACTGTTCGTACTGGTTTGCCTGAGCCTACATGGCGCAAACTGTACGGTGGTGTTCAACCAACTAAATCACGTACAGCGCAAATTACTGATTCTTGCGGTATGTTGGAAGCTTACGCTGAAGTTGACAAAGCATTAGCTGATTTGAACGGCAATACAGCGGCGTTCCGTATGTCAGAAGATTTGGCACACATTGAAGGTATGAACCAAGAGTTTGCATCTACCTTGTTCTACGGTACTGCTGATGCCCCTGAAGAGTTTATTGGCTTCGCACCGCGCTTCAATGACCAATCTGCGGCAAACGGTGAAAACATCATCACATCTGCTGATACACCAGACGGTACAGACAACTCAAGCATTTGGCTAATCGGTTGGGGCGCTAATACCGTTCACGGCATCTATCCTAAAGGCTCAAAAGGTGGATTGCAAATGACTGATAAAGGTCAAGTCACCATTGAAAACGTGGATGGTTCTGGCGGTCGCATGGAAGCATACCGTTCGCACTATCGTTGGGATTGCGGCTTATCAGTGCGTGACTGGCGTTATGTAGTGCGTATCAACTATGACGCAGAAGACTTAACCAAAAACGCAAGTGCTGGCCCTGATTTAATTGATTTGCTTTCACAAGCAACTGAGTTAATTCCATCACTATCATCATGCCGCCCAGTGTTCTACGGCAACCGTAAAGCATTGAGCTTCTTGAAGCGCCAAATCGCAAACAAAGTGGCTGCCTCTACTTTGACTATGGAAACAGTAGGCGGTAAGCATGTAACTATGTTTGAGGGCGTTCCGTTTAAACGAGTTGATGCGATCACTAACGCTGAATCAGGCATTTAATTTAAGGGGAATAACATGATTTTAGACAAACGTACAGAATTTGCAGATGCAGTCGCTTTAAACACTGGCGCTGCTGGCACTTATCTGATTGGTAGCCAAATTGACATTAGTGAAGCGCGTGATATTGGCAACGGTTCACCGCTTTATCTAGTGGCAACAGTGGCAACAGGTATTGAAGTGGCGGCATCAACAGGCACAGTAGCATTCAAACTGGCTTCTGATGATTCAGCGGCAATCAGCACAACTACTTCAACCGTGCATTTCACTTCACCTGAGTTTGCGACAAGCACAACAAGCGACACGACAACTTTAGCGGCTGGCACAGTGTTGTTTGCAGTTGCTTTACCAATTGAAGGTAATGCTTACGAGCGTTATTTGGGCATCTTGCAAGTAACAGGCACAACAGCTATTTCAGCAGGTGCAATTAATGCGTTCCTAACCACTGATGTTCAAAAGTGGAAAGCTTACGCTGACGCGATTTAAGGGGATTGAACATGCCTAAAAAAGTAGAAGCATTAGCAAATGGGTTTTGTGATGGCAAACGTAGACGCAAAGGCGATGTATTTGCAATCGCTGATAACGTCAAAGTCGGCAAGTGGATGAAGGTACTAAAAGATGTGCCTTCAGAAGCCTCACAGCAAGCTGATAACGGTGAAAAAGATGCATTGATCGAGAAAGCGAAAGCTTTGGGTATCGCTGCAACTAAGAACTGGGGGGTTGATAAGCTAAATGGTTCTATTGCGGAAGCAGAAGCGGCATTGGCAGAAGCCTCACAGCAAGCGTAATAACCGTGAGAAGGGCTTTCATTAGCCCTTCTTACAAGGTGATTTTAAAAGAGATTGCCTTGTAAGAATTATCACCAGAGAGGGATTTTCAATGAACATCAATTATATCAATGGCGTTGTAGTCGGTTACTTTCTAGTGAATTGGGCACTGGTATTAAACCTATTGGCAAGCAATAAAGTAGGTGTTGTATTGGCAGTGATTAGCATGGCATCGGCTTACTTTCTTGAATCAATACGATGTGGCACTGATGAAGAATTATCGTCATTGGCCAATAAGATTCTTGGCGCAGTGATGATGATTAGCGTGTTTTTATCCTATGTTTCTTGGCTTAGCGTTTAGGGGCAATCATGGCTTCAGTCGTTGACATTGTAAATCTTGCACTAGCTAGGCTTGGCGATTCTGCCACAGTCACCAGTATAGACCCACCAGAAGGCTCAGCACAGGCAGAGCAAGCCAAACGCTTTTATCCGATTGCGCGTGATAACTTGCTTGAATTGCATGCTTGGAACTTTGCCACTAAACGTATTAGCTTGGCAGCAACCAGTGATGTAGCCCCTGATGCATGGGCATTCACCTATGCAGTGCCATCAAACTACATTCGTGCGCTTGCCGTTTATCCAGAGCAAACCAATAGCGAAGCAGATCAGCAACCATTCATCATTGAAACAAATGAGCTTGGTCAGTTGGTTTTATACACCAATGTCGAGAATGCTACGCTCAAATACATTTCATTGATTACCGATACCACTAAATTCACACCGCTGTTTATCAATACGCTTTCATTTATGTTGGCAAGCTTTTTGGCAGGCTCGCTGATTAAAGGCGATACAGGCATGAAGATTGCCGATGCCATGTATAACAAGGCCATGCAGATGCTTAATGTTTCGGCTGGCAAAGATGCGTCAGCACGCAACTACGATGCACAAAGAACGCATGTGCCTGGTTGGGTTCAAGACTATGGCGTATCAGATCAGCGCAGTATTTATGAAGCTGATGGTCGCATTCTCAGGGGTTAGTAATGCCATCAACCAAAACCATCCAGCGTAGCTTCGTAGGCGGCGAAATAGCGCCTGAATTATTTGGTCGTATTGACTTAGATAAGTATCAATCAGGCTTAGCAGAGTGTTTAAACTTTGTGATATTACCGCATGGACCAGCACAGAATCGTGCAGGTTTTAGCTACATTCTGCAAACCAAGTTTCAGGATAAGAAAGCCAATCTTATTGAGTTTGCCTTCAGTACAGAGCAAACCTACATATTAGAGTTTGGCGATCAGTATATTCGTTTTCATACTAATGGCGGTACGCTACTTAAAACTGGTCTGAATATCAGTGCAATTACGCAAGCAACCGAAGGCGTGTTGACCTATTCAGGCACCGATCCTGCTAACGGCACATGGTTTTATTTGTCTGGTATTACTGGCATGGTTGAATTGAATGGTCGCTATGTGGTGGTTTCTGATGTAGATGCAGGCGCAAACACCTTTAAGCTTAAAGACTTGCGTGGTAATTACATTGATACCACTGGCATGACTGCCTATGTATCAGGCGGCACGATTGCTGAGGTGTATGAGATAGCGTCACCTTACCTTGAAGCTGACTTGTTCAATATTCATTACGTGCAATCCGCTGATACTTTAACTTTAGTGCATCCTAGCTATCCACCTGCTGAGTTGGATAGAACTACATCAACCACATTCACCTTAACAAACATTAGCTTTATTCCTAGCATTAGCGCACCAACTGGCGTAACAGCAACAGCGACAACAGGCACAGGTAGCGTGGTTTATAACTACGTGGTAACGGCTATCTCAGACGAGGCGCTAGAAGAATCGGTGGCATCAACTGCTGATGATATAACCAATAACCTTGCAACAGCAGGCAATAAAAATACAATCACATGGACTGCGGTCACTGGTGCGATTCGATACAACGTTTACAAAGAGAAGAATGGTCTATTTGGATATATTGGTCAAGCTTCTGGCACGGCGTTTGTAGATGATAATATCATTGCTGATGTAACACGCACACCACCTGAAGCTGAAAATCCATTTAGCGGTGCAAATGATTACCCTGGCGCAGTATCTTACTTTGAACAACGCAGATGTTTTGGCGGCACGAATAACAAACCACAAAATCTATGGATGACACGTTCAGCCACAGAATCAAACCTTAACTACTCCATCCCTACACAAGACGATGATGCGATTTCACTGAGAATTGTTTCACGAGAAGTGCAGCGTATTAGAAATATCGTGCCGTTAACTGAGTTGCTTATTCTCACCAGTGGCGGTGAATGGAAGATTAGCACGCAAAACAGTGATGTGTTAACGCCATCATCTGTGACGGTCAGGCCACAGTCTTACAACGGTTGTACTGATGTGCAGCCAGTGGTCGTGAATAACAGTGGTATTTATGTGCGTGCTCAGTCAGGCCGCTTGCATGATTTGGCTTATAACTTTGAAGTGAGTGGCTTCAAATCAAATGATTTATCACTGATTGCACCACATTTGTTTGATGGCTTTACCATTGTTGATATGTGTCTAACAAGAACGCCTGTGCCAGTGGTGTGGGTGATTCGTAATGACGGCAAGTTACTTGGCATTACTTACATGCCAGAGCAAAAAGTGTTTGCATGGCATCAGCATGAAACCGATGGCTTGTTTGAATCGATTGCTGCCGTCAATGAATCTGGCCGTGATGTTCTGTATGTGACTGTTAAGCGAACCGTAGATGATGAAGTGGTGCGCTATATTGAGCGCTTATCGGACCGACTAATAGATACGCTTGAAGAAAGCTTTATCGTTGATTCAGGGCTGACATATAGCGGCACAGCGGCTACGGTGATTAAAGGATTACATCATCTTGAAGGTAAAACCGTAGTGGCGTTATCAAATGGTGCGGTAGTTAAAGATTTAACGGTAGAGAATGGTCAAATCACCTTGCCACAATCAGCCACATTGGTCCATGTTGGCCTGCCTATCACCTCACGCATTAAAACATTACCGGTAAGCTTTGAAGGTCCTGCGCTTGGTCAAGGCGTGTTGAAGAACATCAATGAAACTACATTGCGAGTTTATCGCACCAGTGGCGTGATGGTTGGTTATGACACTAACAATCTAGTGCAATTCAAACAAAGAACGATTGAGCCTTATGGTTCACCGCCAAACTGGATCACCGATGAAATTGATATTGCTATCAAGCCTGATTGGAATAGTAGCGGCCAAGTAGTGATTCAGCAAACAGACCCTTTGCCAGTGACGGTATTGAGCATGGTGATGGAAGTGGCGCTAGGTGGGTAAAGATTCGGTAAAGGTTGAGCTTAGAGCACCTACGCAAGCTGATGTTGATTTACTCATTGCCAATATTCGCCATGATGATAAGCAAGAGCTTGACGCTTCACATGGTGACTATCAAAAAGCGATTCAGCTTTCTTACGAAAAATCAAAGTACAAGTGGGCCATCTATGCAGGCGGTGAATTTGTGTGCCTATTTGGGATGCATCCACTAGGTTTGCTCAGTGATACTGCATTGATATGGATGCTAGGCACAGACCAGATTGAGAAAAACAAGGGTGCGTTTATACGCCATAGCCAAGAGTATATTAAAGCCATGTTAAGTGTATCGCCTGTGTTAACCAATTGGTGTGATGTGCGGAATAAGAAAACCGTTAGATGGTTAAAACTCATGGGCTTTACCTTTTTTGAAGCCGAACCTTACGGTGTAAAAGGCTATCCGTTTTATAGATTTGAATTAAGGGGTTAGTATGTGCGGAATTCCAGCGGCATTAGCAACCGCGCCATCATGGTTAGGCACAGCATCCACAGTTGCATCTATCGCAGGCGTTGGATTGCAGGCATTTAGTGCATTTCAATCAAGCCAAGCGGCTAAAGAATCCTATGATTATCAATCTACAGTAGCGCGGAATAATGCCATTACTGCTGAATATCAAGCGCAAGACGCTATCAAACGTGGTCAAGTAGCAGAAGAACAGCAAAGACGCAAAACAGCCATGATGAAAGGCAGTCAAACGGCTAGATTAGCTGCTAATGGCCTTGATATTTCAGAAGGTTCAGCACTACAAATTCTATCTGATACTGATTGGATGGGTGAGCAGGATGCTTTAACTGTACGTGATAACGCAAACAGAGAAGCAAGTGGCTATCGTCAGCAAGGGCAAAACTACAATTCAAACTCAGATTTGCTAGCGGCTCGATCACAAGCAGAAAGCCCTTTAATGGCAGCAGGTTCAACATTGCTGAATGGCGCGGGTACGGTTGCTGATAAGTGGTACAAGATGAGCGATAGTAAACCTAAGGGCGATACTACTAAGACAACCAGCGGCAATAAGTTGTGGAGCACGCCTTAATGCCTACCGTTCCTACCTATGACAACAATGTCCAACAAACAAGACCATTAGATGGCACAAAGCAATCTTCAATTGCCTCGCCTGAGTTGTTTGCTGGCATAAGTGGGGCAAACAATACATCAGCACTTGGCAAAGCGCTTAATAGTGTTGGTGATGTGCTTGATAAAAGACAAGATGAAATAGACACAGCAACAGCTTTAAATGCCGAGGTATCGACACGCGAAGCTTATATGCAGTTTCAGTCTGAGGCTAGAACGCGCAGAGGCTTGGCGGCTGATGGCTTAGCTAAAGATGCTGAGAAGTGGTGGGATGACCAAGCTAGATTAGTCACTGAAAAAATGACACCTAATCAGCAACGGTTATTTAAGAACCGCATGCAAGGCACAAGGCTTTCAACCTTAGATTCGCTATCACAATACCAAGACGGTCAAGTACGTGCGGCTAAACAAGAGGGCGCATTAGCTTCGATTGATTCTTCTATCAAACTAGCGCTTGATGATCCAAATAATGCAGGGCTTGCATCAGAAGCCATGCGTACTATTCAAATCACCGTCAGCAAATTAGCGGCAGAGAATGGCGATGCCCCTGAAAAAGCACAAATGGATATGCTGAAATACACCAGCCAATACCATTCAGGCGTGTTGCAAAACATGATTGATGGGAATCCAGAACGAGCGCGTGAGTACATGAATAAATATGGCGCTCAGATGCTACCTGCTGCGCGTGGGCAGTTTGATAAAAGCCTTGAAGTGGCTGAGCGTAATGTCAAAGTATTTGGTGAAGTATCAACGGCAATGGGTACAGCTAAAAGTGAATCAGAAGCATTGGCAATGGTGCGCGAGAAGTTTGCAACTGATGCAGACGGTATGAGGTTAGCCGTCAATGAAGTGAAAACACGTTACAAAGAGCAAGAAGAAGCAATGCAACAATCGCAAAAACAGGCTTTTGATAGAGCTTGGGGCATTGCTATTGATTCAGGCAAAGGCCGTAGAGGGGTTGATGCACAAACATGGTCCATGCTCACCCCTCAGCAACGTGATTCTATTGATGATGAACTCTATCAACGCGCAGAGCGTAGCCGTGTTGCAAAAGACAGAGATGATGCCAAACAAGACAAACAGAACACTGATGCTGCATGGGAAAACTACTATGCCATTCGTCAGCAAGCCAGAGATAACCCAGAAGCATTCAAAGGTCGTGATTTACGCCTAGACTTTAAAGCAATCCCTAAAGAGAAGCGCGAAGAATTGATTGATTTGCAGGCTAAGAAGCCAGATGAATTGAAAGATGTGACTACGCTTGATGGTCAGATCAGCTTAACCGTTGGCGCGTTAGGCATTAAAGATGCAAGCAAGTACAAGTTTGAAAGCGTTATCCGTGATGCGGTACTCACTGAGCAGAAAAAACAAGGCAAGCCATTGGGTGAAGAGGCGAGGCAAAAGATTATTGACCGCATGGTCATTGATGGTGAAGTGCCAGGTGGTTCATGGTACAGCAATGATAAAGAAGGTCGTGCTTACGAGTTTTACGGCACGCCTGATGCGAATAAGTTTATCCCTAGCGATGACGCTATCAAACAGCGCTTTGAAAAGAATAAAGGCCGCGCACCAACATCAGAAGAATTGAAAGCAATTAAAGCAAATTTAGCAAATAAGGGGTAAAACGTGGCATTAGATGATTTAGATTCTGCAATCAACATAGCCACAGGGGAAGTTACCAAAAACGATGACCCATTATCACGGCTAGATTCTGCGATTGATAATGTAGTCACCACGCAGAAAAAGCGTGCGGCAACCGTCACAGGGATTGCAACCAAATTTAATCCAGACCAAATAGCACAATCAAGAGCATTAGGCCGTCAAGTTGGCTTGCCTGATGATATTGCAGAGCGCAATCCTGATGAAGTAAGACGCAGATTCATTACGCAAAAGGTATCTGAGCTTTACGACACCTCACCAGTATTAGGCCGCAAGCTTTCTGATCCAGCCTTTGCAAAACTAAGCCATGATATTACTGATGAACTGGCAGGCCAAGAGAGTGCAATCAAGCAACTAGCATTGACTAAGCAAGGTTTTCGTGAAGCCTCTGAGTTAAGTCGTGCCATGAGTGACCAGCAGTTTAGCAATATCATTGAGCGCGGTAGAGATAGAGTAGTAGAGCGCGGCATCGGTGATGTAGTGGGTAGCTTTGGCCGTTCTATTGCGGCAGGCTCTACAGGCAGAATCGGGCAAGGCGTTTATGGCACATTGGCTTCACCGTTTGGCGTATTATCCCCATTGCTAGACCCATTAGTTGGCACAGTATTACCAGCTAACCCATTGCGTGTTGCTGAGCAAGGCTTACTCAATTTATCTAAACAACAATCAAATGTTGCTGATGCGATTGCAGGTGATAGAAGTGAGCAAGGCTTTGTAGAAGGTGCAGTCAATAGTGGATTTGAATCACTAGGTATGAACTTGCCGCCATTGTTAGCAGGCGTGATAAGCAACAATCCATCATTGGCATTAAATGCGATGGTTTCATTAACTGGCGGCCAAGAGTTTGCCAAAGCGCGTGAGCAAGGTTTAGGTGCAAATCAGGCATTAACTTATGCAGGTTCGCAATTAGGTGTTGAATACTTCACAGAAAAGCTACCGGTTGACACTCTGTTTAAAGGATTGCGTGGTGAAACTGGATTATTAAAAACCTTATTGCTGAGCAACGTGCAAGAACAAATTGGTGAACAGGCTGCTACGGTATTGCAGGATTTGAACGAATGGGCGGTATTAAACCCTGATAAACCATTTGCTGAGTATGTGAAAGAGCGCCCTGATGCTGCGCTACAGACAGCCATTGCTACCCTAGTCGGCACAACAGGACAGGTGGCGATTGCTAAATCTATTGAAGTGGCTGGCAACTACGTTTCAACCGAACAAGAGAAGCTGCAGTATCAAAGCGAGGCCGCCAACACCTCAATGGAAGCCTTTGCTAATATCCAACAACTAGCGGCACAATCAAAGCTCAAGCAACGTTCAGCACAAGACTTTGCAACTTTCTTACAAGAGGCAGGCGGTGAGAATGGTTTAGATGAAGTTTACATTGATGCACGCACCTTTGTAGAAGAAGCTGAAAAGCAAGGCGTTGACCTAAACACTTTAATGCAATCATCACCAGTGATTAATCAGCAGCTGCAAGAGGCAATCGCGCAGGGTGTTGACTTGGTTATACCAGTGGGTGAGTTTGGTGCGTCTATTGCTGGCACTGAATTTGGTGGTGCGATACTCCAACACTTACGCGCAGATGAAAACGGCATTAGTGCATTTGAGGCTAAAACACAGCTAGATGATGCAGTAAATGAGTTGCAGAAACAGGCTGAAACTATTGCACAGCAATACCAAGATAACGAGGCTTGGCAACAATCAGTTACTGAGGTGAGTGATAACCTATTGGGCCAACTTAATGCCGTAGGTAGATTCACCCCTGAAAGCAATCAGGCTTATGTGCAAGGTTTAGTTGCGCCATGGTATTCAACACTAGCAAGTAACTTAGGCATCACGCCTGCTGAAGCATACGCACGCTATCCCTTGCAAGTAAGTGGTAATGTAACGGCTAACGGCTTTGAGCAGAATGATATAGTCGGCAAGAATGAAGCATTGAGTAGTTTATCTAAGCTATCACAAGTGGTTTACGATGAAACCTACACGCCACAAGATGCTTATGATGCGTTGTATGAGGCGGCTAATCCTAAACAAAAAACGGTTTTACGAGCCTTATCAAAAGAGCAGATGCTTGGGTTTGAATATCCACATCAGGCGCTAGATGAATTAAGGCGCAATCCTGAAGCTTACCAAACATCACCAGCGTTCAAAGGCATATTGACTAAGGCAGGGAATAATCAGTTTAATCAAAATAATGTATCAATAAGCGCATTAACAGAGTTATCAAAAAAATATGATATGGAAGTTGATAATGCTGAGAACCCTTATACTAAAGATATAGGGCAGCCTTCATTAATCAAATTTAATGATGCGTATGTGCAGTTGAGTGTTAAGGAAGATTCTGAAAATATCTATGTTACTAATATTCACACTAAAAAAGTTGATGATTTAACAGTGCAGGCTAAAGGAACTGGCCGAGGAACTGATGTATTAAACTCATTAAAAGAATATTCTGATTTAACTGGCAAAAAGTTAGCAATAGTTGATGCCGTAGAATCTGCAACTTCATACTATGAAAAACTGCAATATCTGAAAAGAGAATCAGTAACTTTAGAATTTGAAGGTGAACCTTATACCCCATTATATAGCTACACATATACGCCTAAATCAAACAATCTAAATCAGTCTGAATCACAGATTGATACGCCTGAGTTTAAAGCATGGTTCGGTGATAGTAAAGTAGTTGACGCTGATGGTAAGCCGCTGGTTGTTTATCATGGCAGCCCTGACATGCGTTTTATGAACGAGGACGCAGTTTTTAAAAGCCAGAAAGATCGACTTGGCTTTGGTGAAAATAAGGGTGCTCATTGGTTCACGCCATCTCGTCAAACCGCCCTAACTTACGCTGACCCTCGGCGCGCGTTTGACTACCAGCGCGCCGAGGAAGGCGTTATCCCAGCTTATCTCAAAATGCAGAACCCTCTAATAGTTGAAGCTAATGGAGCCAACTGGAGAGATGCACAACGGCGTGGCAAAACAGGAGAAGTGATCGAGGTCGCAAGGAGCAATGGGCATGACGGAGTAATCATCCGAAACGTAAAAGATGACTACAATAACGGCATCGGCACTCGCCCGACAGACACATACGTCGTTTTTGAGTCGACCCAAATCAAATCCGCAATTGGTAACCGTGGAACATTTGACCCTAATGATGCGAATATACTGAATCAGCAAGCACGCGGCCAAATATCATTCAGCAACGACATTACGCAAGGAGCAAACATTACCCTGCTTAAAAATGCCGATGCTTCAACATTCATTCATGAGCTAGGCCATTTCTTTTTAGAAGTCTATGCTGACGTAGCCAGCAAGCCAGATGCCCCTCAAGTGATTGTAGATGATATGAACCAGTTATTTAATTGGTTTGGCATTGAATCTACTGAGCAACCGGCAATTGATGTATGGCGCAACATGACGTTAGACCAAAAGCGCCCATATCACGAACAGTTAGCGCGAGGTTTTGAGCAGTATGCAATGGAAGGTAAAGCCCCTACGCTTGAATTAAGTAGAGTATTTGCTAAGTTACGTTCGTTCATGCTATCTGCTTACAAATCATTAAAACAATTCTTTGAGCGTAGCGGTGACCCATCGTTAACACCTGAAGTGCGCCAAGTGTTTGACCGTATGCTTGCTAGTGATGATGCCATCAATAAAGCTGAGGCAGTGCGTGGCATGATGCCGATGTTTGCTTCAATGGAAGAAGCAGGCATGAGCGTAGATGAATATGCTGAGTACCTGCAAAACCAGCAAGATGCTACCGATGAGGCTAAAACACAATTAACAGCACGCTCATTGCGTGATATGAAGTGGCTGCAAGGTGCGCGTAGTCGTGTATTGCGTGATTTACAACGTCAAGCCGATGCTGAGCGCAGAGCTGTGCGCATGGCGGTCAGACGCGAGGTGATGACGCAACCAGTCTATCAAGCCTATTCATGGCTAAAACAAATCCCTGATGAAAGCAAAGCGCAACAAGCCGAGAAGGTTAAAGCGACCAAAGGCGTTGATGTTGAGAAAGATAGTTTATATACCGCGATTGCTAAACTAGGTGGTTTGAATCGTGAGCTTGCGGCTTCTGAATGGGGAATTGACCCTAAAGATAAATTCGATTCAGGCGTATTTGGTAAGCCTGTATTGCGTAAAGAAGGTGGTTTGTCACCTGATGCGATGGCTGAAGCATTGGCACAATATGAATATCTAACCTTAGATGAAAACGGCAAATGGGATTTACGCGAGTTTGAAGATAAGTTTTTTGAAGAGGCAAAAGGTGAGCGCCAATACAGTTTATTTGCAGAAGGTGAGCAATACCGTAAGTGGCAGGAATCCATCTATGATGAACAAGAGCGCGTCAGACTTGATGCATTTGGTAAAGGTAAATTAGACCTGAACAGCATGAAAGCGATGTATGGCGAAGATGGTGATTGGCGTAATCTTGGCATAGGTCGCACTGGCATGGTGATGCAAACAGGCAATCCACCTGATGCGGTAGCGGAACTATTCGGCTTTAACAGTGGCGATCATCTAGTAAAGTCATTACTAGCGGCTGAGAATCCTAAAGCATTGGTTGAGCGATTAACGAATGAGCGCATGCTGGCTGAGTTTGGGGATTTGGTTGATGCTAAGAAAATGAACGAAGCGGCTGATAAGGCCGTGCATAACGAAGTGCGTGCAAGAGTATTAGCAACTGAGCTATCTGCGCAGAATAAAGCACTAGGCAATCGCAGAATATTAGAGGCGGCAGCGAAAGAGTATGCCAATCGTCAAATTGCTGGCACATTAGTCCGTGATTTGAAGTCATCTAAATTCACTAGGGCTGAATCTAAATCGGCAAAAATGGCAGATAAAGCAACGCGAAAAGGTGATACGCAAACTGCGGTGCAAGCTAAGCGCGATCAGTTATTGAATAACCGTGCAGCAAAGGCCACGCTAGATGCGAATGATAAGGTAGATGCTACGCTTAAATACTTTAAGAAGTTTGACAGCGAGGGCGTGCGCAAGAACCTTGATATTGAATATATTGAGCAGATTGATGACATTTTAATGAGGTTTGATTTACGTTCAGGCCAATCGTTACGTGCTATCAATAAACGAAAATCGTTAGTGCAATGGGTAGAAGGCCAGAAAGAAATTGGCTTATCACCAGTGATTGATGAAGATTTATTAAATGAAGCAAGGCGCACCAGTTATAAAGACCTGCCGTTTGAGCAATTCATGGCACTGGCTGATTCTATCCGCAACATTGAACACTTAGGTCGATTAAAGAAAACACTGCTAACGGCTAAAGACAAGCGTGAGTTTGCTGAGCGCATGACTGAAGCGCGAGAATCAATTAATAATAATGGCAATCGCATTGTGCCAGAGCGTGCAACACCGAATGACTTTATTGGTAAAACGGCTAGATTTGGCAGACGCTTTTCTGCAGCGCACCGTAAATTCTCAAGCTTTATGCGTGAGTTGGATGGTGGTAAAGACTTAGGTGTGATGCAGGATATGCTTTTATATTCTATGTATGAAGCAGGAAGCCTTGAAACTGATTTACGTGCTAAGGCGACTGATGATATGCAACGCCTATTTGCTACGATTGAAGGCACACTAGATAAGGCAGTCGGTAACTTGTATGCAATTAAACGCATAGTGCCTGGTACGAATATCAGCCTTACCCATGAACAGCGCATTATGTTTGCTATGAATTGGGGTAATGATGGCAACCGTCAACGTTTACTTGATGGTGGCTTAGAAGGTACGCGATCAATTAGCAACGAAGATGCATCAGCTATTTTAGATACCATTACTAAGGATGAATGGGATTTTATTCAAGGCACATGGGATTACATCGCAACATTCAAGCCGATGATTGCTGAACAAGAGCGTAAACTCACAGGCCGTGAACCAGTATGGATTGACCCATCGCCTGTGAATACCAAGTACGGCACTTATGCTGGTGGTTATTTCCCTGCTAAGTATGATGCGCAAATGTCCACACGCTCAGAGAGTTTGGAAGCGGTGACTGATTTGCGGATGGCAATGAAAGGTGCGTTTAATAGCTCAGGCACGCGCGATGGTTATACGCAAGCGAGGGCTGAGGCAGTCAAAGGCAGACCAATACTATTAAGCTTTGATACCATTTCACGCCATATTCATGAAGTCACGCATAGGTTAGCATGGCAAGAATGGTTAACCGATGCAACGCGCGTAGTGACTGCGCTTGATGGAAGCATTCGTGAACGTTTAGGGGCTGAAGCCTTACAGGAAATTCATCAACACATTCGTGATGTAGCGATAGGTGATGCGCCTGTGACTGGTACAACTGATGTGCTTTTGTCACGCATTAGAACAGGTACATCAATCGTAGGTATGGGTTATCGCGTTAGCACTGCATTACTGCAACCATCTGGCATATTCCAATCATGGGGCAGGTTAGGCATTGGCGCGGTGGCTAATGGCATTAAAACTGTATTGAAAAATCCAGTAAAAACGAACGAGTGGGTAATGGAAAACTCACCGATGATGCGTAACCGTGCGCGTACATTAAATCGTGAGATTAATGAAATTGTGAATCAGGTGCGTGCTGGTAAAAACCTAACAACGTTGCAGGCTTCTTATTTCTACATGATTAGTAAGATGCAGATCATGATTGATATGCCTACCTATGTAGGCGCGTATGAAAAAGCGTTAGCAGATTTGGATTATGACCAAGCAGGCAGTGAAGATGAACGTAAAGCTATCGAGAATAAAGCCCATTCGTTTGCTGGACAGACAGTCATTGATACGCAAACAGGCGGTGAAATTAAAGACTTGGCAGGCGTTCAAAAAGGCGGCCAAGGCCAGAAGCTATTCACTAACTTTTACTCTTATTTCTCTGCGCTTTATAACTTAAACGTTGAAAACTTTAGAACGAAAAAGCTTACCAATCCTGCTGAGTTTGCTGATTTTGTAGCCACTGCGATATTGTTAAACGTAATGCCAGTGATTTACTCGGTGATATTGAAAAATCTGTTGAAAGGTGAATGTGCGTGGGATGATACAGAATGCATACTTAATCGCTACAAGTCAGAGCAAATGAGTGCAATATTTGGGCAAATGATTGGCTTGCGTGATGTAGGTGTTGCGGTTGATGTGGCAACTGGCGGTGATGCATTTGGTTACTCTGGTCCACCTTCACTAAGATTCTTTGCAGACGTGTATAAACTAGGGCAACAAGCAGAGCAAGGTGAAGTTGATATGCCTTTGTTTAAATCACTAAATAACGCAGGCGGCATCTTGTTTCACTATCCAGCAGGCCAAATCAATACAACGGTTGACGGCATGTTAGCAATCGAGCGAGGCGAGGTGGAAGGGGTGAGTATTTTCAATGCTTTAATCTCTGGCCCACCTAAAGATTAGGGTGCGTTTAGTCAATTATAACTGATAGAAAATGTGCAAAAGGAGTTGCGCACATGACTATCAGTTCTGAAGCTAGGAAAGCTGGCCCATTCGATGGAAACGATGTTACTACATCATTCCCTTTCACATTTAAAACCTTCGCAAAAGCTGATGTAAAGGTCATCTACACAGATGTTGACGAGATTGAAACCGTACTGGTTCTTGATAGTGACTACACCGTTACGCTTAACCTCGATCAGAACGCAAGCCCAGGCGGTAGCATTAGCTATTCAACATTAGCTACAGGTGAAAAGCTAACGATATTAGGCAACGTAGAGTACACCCAAGAAACTGACATTCAAAATCAAGGTGGCTTTTATCCTGAAGTGTTTGAAAATGCACTTGATAAAATCACGATGCTTATTCAGCAAGTCAAAGAGATTGCAGATCGTGCCGTGGTCGTGCCTGCATCAAGCTCTGTTACCTCAGAGAATTACCTAGACACTATTAATACATACAAACTTCAGGCGGCATCTTCTGCTGCGGCTGCGGCTTTATCTGCAATAGAGGCTTTAGGTTATGCAAATGATGCAGAAGCAGACAAAATTCAAACTGGATTAGACCGCATACAAACAGGGCTTGATGTTCTCGCGGCAGAAGCTGCGGTTGTATCTGCATTATTGAAAGCAAATAACTTATCTGACTTAGCCAATGTGGTAACTGCTAGAGCTAATTTAGGTTTAACCATCGGCACAGACGTTCAAGCCTTCGATGCCAATACCGTCAAGAAAAACGTAGCCAACACTTTCACTGCTACTCAAGTGCCTGATAACGGCACAGCTGCGGTATCAACTACCTCAACCTATACGTTCGATGGCGCAGACCAAATCCGTGAGGTGACGCTAACCAATGCAATCACCGTT